CGGGAAATGTCTGCGTGTATCTCCTTCACAACGGTGAGCCACACGCCCACTCTGACGTAACTTGCTTGCTGACTGCAGAACGCGCTGCCGTGAGTAACCTGCAAAAGCATCCGCAATGTCTCCGGAAGTACACCCCGGATGGGCTTCAATGAATTTCTGAACTTCATTCAAAAGACTCATGATCACCCCCTGAATCCTGCCGGGATCTGGCTGTAGTCCACGTTGTCGTAACTGGACTTGAAGTACGGGTCTTCGCGTTTTTCGGTGTACGTGCTGACGGACGGCGATAAGCGCAGGGAAAGCTCATCCCATTTTTCCCGCAGCTTCGACGGGCTGAGCACGTTACGGCACCAGAACGGATCGCGGCTGACGCGGCAGTACATCTCGCAGATTTGTTTGTGAGTACGCCCATCCTGTACACACATCAGGCGAATTTCGTTTGCCCAGGCTGTCCAGTTCGGTTCTTTAGGACGTACCACTTCGCCGTCACATTCGGCGGCCTGCTCGTACAGAGCGATGATTTTTTTCCAGAGCCACTGTGCGCAGGTCAAATCATCCTGCGTTCCCCACTGGCGCTTTTTAGGGCTGAATACAACCGCATCAGGATGGCGAGTTAAAAAATCCTGTTCAGCCATCTGCGTGTCCGGTTGCGAAGCGTCCGGACGAGAAGAGGTTTTATTCTCTGTAGTAATCTCTGTTGTATTCTCTGTAAGATCATTGGGCCATTTTGACCCGATGACAGCGTGTCGTTTTGAACCAATGGATCGTGTCATTTTGCGCCCATCCATCAGGTCACTTTGACCCGATGGAGAAGTGCATTTTGACCTAATGGATTCGTTCACTTTGACCTCTTCTAAAAGCTCACTTTCATAGTTGATCGTGTAGAAGTTGGTCATGTCACGCTTCGATTTATTGAGTTGCTCGCGACGCAAAACCCCAAGTGATTTCAGGCTTGCAAATGTGCGTTTCAGAGTGGACTCTGACCAGAACGGAAACTGCTCCAGCCACTGTTCTGTCGTGTTATAAACCCAGCGAATTCCGCCATGCTCAGTGCCGGAATTCGTTTCATTCAGCCAGTAATGAAGCTGCTGCAACACAATTGCCTCATTCAGACCAATACGGCATGCAAGATCACGATTTATCACAATGGGCTGGGATGTCATTAACAGGCTCATGACCGACCTCTATTTCCCTGAATTTACGACGAAACTGTTCGAGCGGGCTGAAGCACTCATGTTCATAGCCTTCACGGAGGTAGATAACCCGTTGTGTTTCCGGCTCCCAACGAATGACTCTGACGGGCACTCCGTAGTGATCTTTGAACCAGCGGTTAACTTGTCGCAAAGGACTGTCTCCTTCTGCCGGTTGAAATCCCCCACAGCCCACTCTGCAAAGCTGTGGGTTACAATTTCCCTGTCACCTGGTACATTCACTGCATAGCAATACTCCACCTTCGCTTTTCCACCCGGTACAGGAAGCGCAATCAGTTGCGAGCGACGGTAGTGTGTTGTTAAACTGTTCATGCGTTAGTTTCTCCACAACCAGAAGCAATCGACGCCACGACGCCCGGAGCTGCACACTCGCGGGCGTTACTCTTTTCCGGCGCACAAAAAACACGAAATAACAGTGTTAAATGCTCCTGCCACTTCGCCATTACTTGGTAGCTGTTCTCTTCGATTTGCTCACGCTCAGCTTGGTCAATAACTCCATCAGCAGTTGCCTTGCGTAAGTACTGGGAATGCTTGCCAATCCATTCTATTGACTCCATCAGCCGCTGATTAATGTCACCATTGTCAATGTCATCAATGACCACCAGCGGCACAAACACCCCATTACTACGACGGGCTATTGCATCCGTTACATGCCTGGTACCACTGGCATCCTGTAAAACCATGGCCCACTCAAGTGGAAAAATTTGATCCCCACCGCTACGCAGTCTGTTATGCAATTGATCTTTTGCTGGGGTGATATCATCAGATTTATACAAACCAAGAATTTCTGCTGCTTCCTCATAGCCATGAGGTAAATCAGCAATCGTTCTTCGTATTGCTGCCACCAGCCATGCTGGTTGCTTATCAACTTTCCATTCAGGTTCTTTACCCACGTTTAAGCCCTCATATCTGTGGTGTTTTTATGCCGCAGCACTGTTAGTCTTTTGATATAAAGACACGTCAACTTTCAGTTTCCCGTTAGTAATTTTTTCTAACTGGTACGCTCGGCCTTCAGGAATAATCTCAGGCCACTCTGAAACAGACGGATGCTTAATACCTAGGGCTTCGGCGGTTTTACAAACTCCGCCGAAATAATTAATCACGTCGGATTTCCGCATTTCTGTCTCCCGTTAAATTACGTTAAGCAGGAATGTAGGATATCCAACATATCAATGTCAAGAATCCTACATGAGCATGTGGTAGGATTGCCTACATGATGAACATGAGTGATCGTATTCGCCAAAGGCGAAAAGAACTGAACCTGACACAACAAGCACTGGCTGATTTGACTGGTGTGAACCGTGTCACGGTTACTGGATGGGAAAAGGACGACTACCAACCAAATGGAGCCAACCTTCAAGCCCTAGCCAACGCACTTAAATGCGATCCTCTGTGGCTTGTTAGCGGAAAAGGCTCGCCTGAACCAAAGATAAATCTAAAACCTGAAATATTCGCAGTTAAAAAAGTCCCCCTCATCTCGTGGGTTCAGGCGGGTTCATGGACAATGACGGAGCCTGGTGTCAGGAAAGAAGATGCTGAAGAGTGGGTTTATACTACCGCCCTTGTATCAGAAATGGCATTTGCACTACGGGTCCGTGGTGATTCAATGACCAATCCCCTCGGCTCACCATCGATACCAGAAGGTTCTATCGTTATCGTAGAGCCAGATATTATTGATACAGAGTGTATTAACGGAAAAATCGTTGTTGCCCATATCAATGGTGGGCAAGAAGCGACACTCAAAAAATTTGTTGAGGACTGGCCGAACAGGTATCTCGTCCCACTAAATCCTAACTATAAAACTATTGAATGCGGTGAGAACTGCAGAATAGTTGGTCTTGTCAAACAAGTAATAATGGATTTTTGACACATCTTCCTCACTATCGCAAAACCGGGGTATCCCCGGTTTTTTTATGAGCCTATCTTTTTATGTAGGATAACCAACATAAACTCTTGACACTCACATGTTGGATATCCTACATTTGTTTTTAGAGTTGTGGTGAATGCGCAGGCTGATGCGCGAAAGACATTGCAGCTATTGCGGAAAAGAGCTGTTCGGCGGGGCAATTAAACGCCCGTGAGAGTCTGAAATAACCGCAAGCCGGAGATCAGCACCGGTCACCACAACAGCCACTGCTTTGGCGGTACCAGTTTGTACACTTGCTTCCGGCTGGTACCGCTCTTTTTACAAAACAGAGAAGAGCATCACCGGACGACGGGCTCATAACCCAATCCATCCGGGCGGCTGCCACCGCAGGTGTTCTTCTCTGTTTTGTGGAGAAACTAACCGCCCCTACGGGGGCATTTATGGAAATGTAATTGACTCAATAATCGCCGGACGGTGAGGGCTTCCTTTTACCCGAATTCAGCGCGGTGCAGCGCATATACGTGGAGAACAAAATGTCATTTATTAAAACTTTTTCCGGGAAGCATTTTTATTATGACAGGATAAATAAAGACGACATCGTTATTAACGATATCGCGGTTTCCCTTTCAAATATCTGTCGCTTTGCAGGACATCTTTCACACTTCTACAGTGTCGCCCAACATGCGGTGCTTTGCAGCCAGCTGGTGCCACAGGAATTTGCTTTTGAAGCTTTAATGCATGATGCAACAGAAGCATATTGCCAGGACATCCCCGCACCACTGAAACGACTTCTTCCTGACTATAAACGGATGGAAGAAAAAATAGACGCCGTAATACGTGAGAAATACGGGTTACCTCCTGTTATGAGCACGCCAGTGAAATATGCCGATCTCATTATGCTGGCAACCGAACGCCGCGATCTCGGGCTTGATGATGGCTCTTTCTGGCCTGTACTGGAAGGTATCCCGGCAACAGAGATGTTCAAAGTGATTCCACAGGCACCGGGCCATGCCTACGGGATGTTTATGGAACGTTTTAACGAGTTATCGGAGTTACGCAAATGCGCATGAATGTTTTCGAAATGGAAGGGTTTCTTCGTGGGAGATGTGTACCGCGAGATCTGAAAGTGAATGAAACAGATGCTGAATACCTGGTGCGTAAATTCGATGCGCTTGAAGCTAAATGTGCAGCACAGGAAAACAAAGTAATACCAGTGTCAACTGAACTGCCACCAGCAAATGAAAGTGTTTTGTTATTCGATGCTAACGGAGAAGGCTGGCTAATTGGCTGGCGTTCTCTCTGGTACACCTGGGGACAAAAAGAAACCGGAGAATGGCAGTGGACATTTCAGGTCGGGGACCTTGAAAACGTCAATATCACTCACTGGGCAGTAATGCCAAAAGCACCGGAGGCTGGAGCATAATGACCACTTTTACCGACAAAGAACTGATTAAAGAAATTAAAGAGCGTATCAGCAGCCTTGACGTGCGAGACGATATTGAGCGCCGTGCTTATGAAATCGCACTCCTATCTCTGGAAGTAGAACCAGATGAACGCGAAGCTTATGAATTATTCATGGAAAAGCGTTTCGGTGACTTAGTAGATCGTCGGAGAGCAAAAAACGGCGATAACGAATACATGGCATGGGATATGACTCTCGGTTGGATCGTCTGGCAGCAACGAGCAGGTATCCATTTTTCAACAATGTCACAACAAGAGGTGAAATAATGGAGCCATACAGCCTCACACTCGATGAGGCCTGTCATTTTCTCAAGATATCCAGACCGACTGCCATTAACTGGATACGCACAGGGCGTCTTCAGGCAACACGCAAAGATCCCACTAAGAATAAATCTCCTTACCTCACAACACGACAAGCCTGCATTGCGGCTCTTCAGTCTCCGCTGCATACTGTCCAGGTGAGCGCGGGTGATGGCATAACAGAGGAAAGAAAATGTCACTCTTCCGCAGAGGTGAAATATGGTACGCCAGTTTCACATTGCCGAACGGTAAAAGATTTAAACAGTCTCTTGGAACAAAGGACAAAAGGCAGGCGACAGAACTCCATGACAAGCTAAAGGCTGAAGCATGGCGGGTCAGCAAACTTGGTGAAATACCTGATATAACGTTCGAGGAAGCGTGTGTCAGGTGGCTTGAAGAGAAAGCACATAAAAAATCGCTGGACGATGACAAAAGCCGGATCGGATTCTGGCTTCAACATTTCGCAGGAATGCAACTAAGAGACATTACTGAATCAAAAATTTATTCAGCAATGCAGAAAATGACGAACCGGCGTCATGAGGAAAACTGGAAACTCAGGGCAGAAGCATGCAGAAAAAAAGGGAAACCTGTTCCAGAATACACGCCAAAACCAGCGTCCGTTGCAACGAAGGCTACGCATCTTTCATTTATAAAGGCCCTACTAAGAGCCGCAGAGCGTGAATGGAAAATGCTGGATAAGGCACCAATTATTAAAGTGCCTCAACCAAAGAATAAACGGATCCGCTGGCTGGAGCCCCATGAAGCACAAAGGCTGATTGATGAATGTCCGGAGCCATTAAAGTCTGTTGTTGAATTTGCACTGGCAACAGGCTTAAGACGCTCGAACATCATCAACCTTGAATGGCAACAAATAGATATGCAGCGCCGGGTGGCATGGATAAACCCGGAAGAGAGTAAATCAAACCGCGCAATTGGCGTTGCGCTGAATGATACTGCATGTCGCGTATTGAAAAAACAAATCGGGAATCATCACCGTTGGGTATTTGTGTACAAGGAAAGCTGTACCAAACCAGACGGAACGAAAGCGCCAACAGTAAGGAAGATGCGGTATGACGCAAACACAGCCTGGAAAGCGGCGCTGAGACGGGCTGGTATTGATGATTTCAGATTTCACGACTTGAGACACACCTGGGCAAGTTGGCTGGTTCAAGCCGGAGTCCCGTTGTCAGTGTTACAGGAAATGGGAGGCTGGGAGTCTATCGAAATGGTTCGTCGATATGCTCACCTTGCACCTAATCACCTTACCGAACACGCACGGCAAATAGACTCGATCCTGAACCCATCGGTCCCAAATTTGTCCCAGTCAAAAAATAAGGAAGGTACTAATGATGTGTAACTTATTGATTTTAATGGTGCCGATAATAGGAGTCGAACCTACGACCTTCGCATTACGAATTAGCGAGACCAGTGATTCAAGATGTTCACAGCCGTTTCCGTATACAATAAAAATTGTATAAAAATCAATAAAATACACACAAATGCAGTATCAAGATGTTTCGCCTTGTTTCTGATGATATCATGTTAAATGTGTACCCCACTGTGTACCCAAAAGGCTGAAGATATGACTTTTACTATTACACAAGACAGACAATTGGCTTCATTGACCGTTACTAAAGAAGAAAAAGAAATCTTATTTGCTGTAAAATCTAAAGCTGGGGGAGGACTCTTTATACGCGTTCGTTATGGTAGCGACAATAAAAGCTGGATTTATCGTTATCGAATAGCTCAAAAGCCAGCTAAATTAACACTAGGTAGTTACCCTGCCATGGGATTAGCTCAAGCTCGTAAAGCTCATGCGGATGCAATTGAATTAGTAAGAAAAGGTATAGATCCTCGTCATATTAGAAAAAATGAAAAACAAAAAAATGAACAAATGATTATTTACTCTGAATTATGGAAAGATTGGATAGAATTCAGAAAGACAAGTAAACCAATTAGCACCAGAACCCTTGCAGATTATGAAGGGACTTATCACCGCCACCTTGAAAAAGCATTAGGAAACCTTTGCATTGACGAACTTACCAAAAGCGTTATTTTTGAACATCTCAGTAATGTAAGAAAAACCAGTTCTGAAGCAGTTCGTAAAGGATTAATTATTCTAAATATGACTCTTGATCATGCCAACTTACAGGGTATGCTTGAGCATAACCCAGCACGACTGCTCAAACCAGCAATGTTTGGTGCATCGATGAATAAACCTCGCGAGCGATGGCTTCCTGAGAATGAACTCCGGATGCTATGGAAGGCTTTGGATGATGCTACTGTTGGAGGAGGCTCCATTGCATCTGGTGGCTATGGAATTTCCTCTAGTGTGGTATTATCTCATTCTGTCGCAAATGCACTCCGTTTGATTATTTTCACAGGAGTGCGCCGCTCTGAAGCGGCACAAATGCGCTGGGATCAAATTAATGGAGAGCGTTGGACCATACCAGCCACTAAAAATGGGAAAAGCCATATTGTTACTTTACATCCGTATATGCTTTCTTTAATAAAAACACAACGTGAATTCACTGAAGGTGCATATGTTTTTGGTTCTACTAGCAAACCTGGCTTTCCCATCACAAATGACGCTCTGACTCGCGCGTTAGAAAGGGTTCGCTCTAAGTATCTAGCCGAACTTACTCCATTTTCTCCTCATGATCTGCGTAGAAGTGTTGCGACTGGATGCGCTGAATACCTTGATGCTCCAGAGCGCCTAATAGAGTTACTGTTAAATCATGTACCCAAAGACCGTTTAATACGAACATATCAAGTCGGACAACAAGCTGAAAAATTAAAAAAATTATTTATAGAATGGGGGAATTTTATTATGAATAACGTCATTACTGTGCAGCAGAATGCTCCGGATAATGTTATTCATATAAAATTTGGGAACAGATGATAAAAATACATGCATGGTCTGAGATACCCTGTCTACTCGACCATGCAGTATGGTTCAACTAAATCAGTCACAACAAGAAATGATTAGTTTTATTAGATATTGTATGGGATTATTTCTGGATAATACTTCGCAATGATGTCATTTAGCCGATCAACCAGTTCTGGTTTTCTGAACGTGATATGCGCGGAGCCCTTCTTAAAGTATCTGATGCTGAACATCTCATCTTCATAGCAGGCTTTGCCCTGAACGGAGCGGATGTGATCATCCAGCCGAATAATAATATTTTCCCGGCTGTCGGGGATCGGTTTGCCGCTGAACAGGTGCAGCATTCTTTCCAGGTCGGCAAGTCGATCTGCCTGTTGCCCGGTGATAAGATGCAATCCCCACAGGTCCCACCTCACCAGATTGTTGACGATAATTTTACTGCCAAATTTACAGGGGCAATTGGTTTTGTAAT